AGTCGTTGGCGAGGCTTTGCATGTCCTCGTCGGTGGCGTTGCCTTGGGTGAACGAGGTGAGCGTGGAGAGCGCCTTGGACGCCTGCGGACGAACGGTGTCGAGGTCGTTGATCGTGTCGTAGTAGAGCTTGTAACCCTGCGAGAGGAAGGCGGCGTCATTCTTGCCGTCCACCAGTTCCGGGTATTTCTGCTGCCATTGGTTGAAGACCTCGGTCATGCCGTCCACGAAGGGACGGGTCTGGCCGAGTTGAGAGTCGGCAATCGCTTTGCCCACGGACTGCATCTGGAGGTCGTTGATCGCCTCGGTCTTTTGCTTTTGCCAATCGTAGTCGCCCCGGATGAAGTCAAAGAGTTGTTCAGTATTGAGGTTTTTTTGGCCGAACGCTTGCACAGCAAACGCGTCGCGCTCGGGTTGGTAGTTTTCGGATGGGATTTCGCGACCTAGTTGGTGTTCAAGGTAGGCGTGGATCAAGGAACGCTTTGCCTCTGCTTCTGGGTCTAACGCTTCAGCAAGGGCATAATTCTGTTCTTTGGCGGCTTGGTAATAATCATCATCCGTGAACAACTTGGAAAAATGCGTATCTTTTTCATTGAACGCTTCTTTTTCTCTTTCTTGTTGCCATTGAGAGCGAAAAGCGTCTTCCTCATCGCCTGCGGAAATGGCTTCACGGCGCGGGATAAGTTCGTCAATTAGCTGTTCCACTTTTGAAGTTCTTGGTTTCTGCGGTTATTAAGTCCTTTTGATTCAATCTTTACTCCGTCCTTGGTAATTTTATTCCAACTTGGCATTCGGTTTTTTATTTCCTCCAATGATTGAGAGGTTTTAATAAGTTTGGCACCATCTCCCGTGTTGAAATCAAAAGAAATCAATGCATCGCGTTGCCCTTTTGTAAGTTTGTATCCTTTTTCAGAAGCTGCTGAATCGATGTTTTTTGCATGAGTTGCCAACTCTTCGCGAAGTCGGCGGCTGGCTTCAGTTTCAGAAATTTGTTCTCCCAATTTAGAAGACCTGGTTCCATATCCTACAGAAATTTGTTTCCCATCTTGATACGATGTAAATTTGCCAGATTGTTTTTCGTTAGGTCTTGCTTCCATATTTTTAACCCAATCAACAAGATCGCTCGACAAACTATTTTTATCTTCTACTCCAAATTGGCCCGAACTAATGGATTCCGAATAACTTGCCCCAGACCAAAATGAGGGTTTTGATTTTTGAGATTCCCATAATTTCTTGGTAGCTTCATCAAGTTTTGGCTTGATTAGTAAATCCCTGTATTCAAGTGCGTCTTTTGGTGTCTTGTCTTTGTTTGCTTCAAACCAATCTCGCATACCATTTTGAATGGATAGCACATCGGACCAGTAGGCGTTGTTCTTGGCCGGATCGGTGATCTTTTCTCCATACATCCCAGACGATGTTTTTTCCGTGCCGGGATCGCCGAGGAGTCCCGATTTTCCGAGATTGAGGACATTGTTAATTATGTCTCCCTGCCATTTTTCGGTTGGTGATTTCAGAGTCCCATCGGCGTTGAATTTTTTGACCGCTTGGGCAAGCCGGTCGTTGAGGAACGGTCGAAGTTGTTTTGGGACATTGGCGGCGATTTCGTTTTGAAGGGTCGCAAATTCGCCGAGGTCGGTGTCAATCGAGGGGTCGTAGGTTGCCAACCGCGCATTCACTTCGGAGATTTTCTTGGCATCATACGGCACATTGTCGCTGATTAACCGCTCCAGCCGTTTCTTGGATTCCGTGCCGGTGACCTTGTAAGACGCCAGCGCCGATTCCAGTTTGTCCTTGTCGGTGATGAGGATTTCGTTCCCGTTGGCATCGCGGATCGGGGTGTTGGAATCAATCGCTTGGGCGAGGATGTTGTAGTTGTTCGCCTCGGTGATCCGGCCTTGCTGATCGACCTGCGCCATCAAGCGGCGGACTTTGCTCATCGGCATTTCACCGTAGGCACCCTTGATGCGGGCATCGTCTTTCGCGTCCCCGGCGGACTTGACATATTCGTTGAGGTTCTGCTTCGCGACCGTGTAATCGGTCATCAAGTCGGCGGTGATCCGGTCGGTCTGCATGGCTTCGGTGGCGCGGATTTCGTTGTCGCGCATGTCGGCTCCGAATTTGTCGAACTCTTCTTGGGTATAAAGTCCCTTGTCTACTCCACCTTTGAAAGCGGAGAGAGACGCTTCAAAATTGCCCTCGGCGGCGAGTCGGAGGGCGTTGGCTTTGATGTCGGTCTTGGCAAGTTCCAGTTGCTTGATCCGGGTTTCTGCCTGCATCGAGGCTTGAGACTTGAGCGTCCAGTTCTCGAAATACGGGTTGAATTTCTCGGCGGCGTTGTTGCTGAATTTTATTTCGGCCAGCGCCTTTTTGGTTTCCTCTTGGTTCCGTGCCAGAGATTCGCCCCACTTTTCCATCGGGAGAGTCGCTTGGTCGGCTTTTTGATTTTGAGAGGCAATCGCGAGGAGTGTCTCGGCGCGGTTGATGTCTGCGTAGTCCTTGGCCTCGGCGAATTTCTCGCCCCACTTCATGGCGACATCGCCGAGTCCGCCGATGGAGTCGGCGAATTTGGCCATCGCCCGGGCTTCCTGCGAGAAGGCGTCGAGTTCGAGGGTTTGGGTGAGCATCGACTGCGCGGCGTTTCGCATTCCGCTCGGGTCGATCATGGCGGCGCGGCCAAGCTGCGCGGCTTGCGGGGCGAGGATGCCGGTCGATGGACCGAGGGCTTGCGGGCCTGCGTTGGGTATGTCAGCGAGTCGGATGGCGGGCATTTAATTTATGGCTCCCTGTTTTGACCCCTTGTAGCCGTAGGCGGTCATTCCGGTGTTGGCGGCGGAACCGATGCCGCTGGCGAGCGCGGTGTAGCCACCCATCGCGGTGGCGCGGGCGGTGGCGTTGCCTGCCATCTGCTCGATGGCGGCTTGGCGCATATTGATTCGGTAACCGGCCCCGGCGGCTTTCTCGGTGAACTGCGCGTCATTGAAGCTGATCTGCGCGGCTTTTTTGTTCATCGCCGAGGCGAAGAGGTCGGAGGACAAATTGAAGTCGCCGACGAGTTCGTTCATCCCGGCCTCGTAGCGTTTTTTCTCCGAGGAGAGATTGGCGAGGAGACGGGTATCGGCGACCTGCATTTCGTAAAGATTGGCGGTATCAGCCAAAACTGCAAGAGGTGATCCCTCGGTGGTCACTCCGCCGGCAGCGTATTGGGAGCGTTGGAGTCCGAGGATGCGGGCCTTCTCGGCGCGGATGCGGTCGGCCTGCTCGCGGGCTTGGCGATCCTCGCCATCGGCTTGGGCGCGGAGTTGCTGGGATTGCTGCTGAACAAGAACATTGTTCATGTTCGCTTGGTCGGCCTGCGACTGCGCGTTGAACATGGCCATCTGCGAATTGAACTGCTCCGCCTGCGCGGCCCGCTCCGCTGCCATGCGCTGCCATGAGGCGTTCTGCTCGTTCTGGATGCGGTTGTATTCGGCAATCGCGGCTTGCGACTTGCTTTGCTCGCTGGCCGAATACATCGCGATGCCGGTCGAGGCGGCGGTGGCCAGCGCAGATATTACCAACATTGTTGTTACCCCCCCGTCAGCCATTAGAAACCTCCTCAGTTGGTGTCATAAGAAAAACTTGGTCGCGATTGGCTTCGCGGAACCCCTGCCGCTCCAGCACCCGGGCTATGCCTGGGTATGTGAAGACCGCCATCGTGTGGTAGCCGAAATCCTTGGCGATTTTTTTGAGGCAAGCCACGCAATGTTTGAAGGCAAGCATCGCGGTTTTCAAGGAAAGGCCCGGGGCGCTCACGGCATGGTCGGCCATGCACATCCCACAGGAATTATCCATGTGCAGAAAGAGGGCGCTGACCGGCTTGCCGTCGATCTCGCAGACGACTCCGCATTTCGGGAGCATCGGCTCCGGGCGGCGGTGCTTGCCGTGGGCGTGCCACCACTCCGAGAGCATCTCGTAGTCGGTCGGTTCGTAGTGGCGGATGGTGATCTCACTCATTGCCGTAAGCGTCCCATTTTGGGGTAATAGCCAAAACACACATTGGGTAAGGATCAGTCTGCCTCAACGAGACATCGGCGTCGAGGCCGAATGCTCCCGCGAGGATGATTTTTTGGTCGCCGGTTGTGGTGGTGGTGGCGAGGTTATACCAATCGCCGTTATTGGTTCGGATTTGCCCGCCTCGCGACTTGAGAGTTCGGACGACGACTTGGTGGATGCGCTTCTTGCGGCCCTGCGCCGTGCCGTCTTCAAACTCGGCATCGAGCTTCATGGGCGTCAGCGTGGAGGTGTAGGGCAGACCGAGGACTCCGCCGCTTGCATATTGTTGAGTCGCCGATCCCGCGCTACTTACAACAGCGGTTCGTATTTGACCGTCTTGAATCAGAGTGATCGTTTTTCCGGCGAGGTGTGAAAGCCCGGCAATCGACCCTCCTGCCGATCCAGCAGGGAATGTCATATGGCAATCCAAATACCGGTATTTGTTGGCGTTTTCCTCGTCGAAATAATTGCGCCACAAAAGCGGGAATCTTTCCACCGTCCTTGTCGTGCCGGGGGCGACCCCGGAGTAAGTCAACGCACCGTCAACCAGCGAAGTGATCGGTGCTGAAAAGTTGCCTCCGACCACGGTGACTTGTGTGGTGTATGGCGTGATTGCGGAATTTGACAACGCGAGTTGTTCGTAATTCCGATTGCGGATGTAAAAGGAATTGCCGGTCAGATTTTGCTCAACGATGTAGGTTTCAGAAGCAGAAAGCCCCGATCCGGCGGGCAGGCCGGTGAACTGCACCCGCGTCCCGGCAACGATGCCACGGTAGCGTTTCACACACATCCACAATTCGTCCTCGGTGCCGTTGCCATAGATGGTCGCAACGGATTCGACATCGGCGTCACCAAAATTGTGACGATGCCAACCGACGACCTTTTGATCTCGCTCGTAGGTCATGGCGATGAGCGATCCATCGCCGCGCACACACCAGAGGACGGCATCCGGTTGTTGCTGATAAGCGATCTCCACGATCTCGCCGTTGGTGATATGTTCCGCCAACAAGGTTAAGTCCGGCGCGACCCAACCGTCCTTGTTCAGATCGTAAACCAGTTCGCGAACTTTGCGCCCGTTGCGTTGCACGAACAACAGGACATCGTTGACGAGCGCCCCCCGGAGGTATTTCGACCCGTAACTTGATTGGCGTTGGGCTTGCACATTGGTAGCGGAAAGAGATTGTGAAGAGTCGGCGCTGCCAATTGTCCACTCGTCGCCGGATGTGCCGATGAGCAACCGGGACTGCGAATACATCCAGTTGATGCGGTTACCCTCCGAAGCGGACAGAGTGAAATTGATGGCATCGCTGGCGGTCGTGCCGGTTTTGAAATTTTCAAAGTCGTCGATCTGACTTCCCCAAATTGTGTTGGGTTGGTGCGTTGTTCCGCCAAAAATAAGACGCTGTTCGTGGAGTGCCACCGCTCGCGGGTAGCCGCGCACCCCGGAAAATGCTGGCTCCGTCCAAACGGTGCTTGGCTTGTTATTGCGCGATTCCGCGCCTAGCCACTCCAAAACCGTGGCAGAGGCAGTTAGTCCGTTTGCAGCAACGGAATTTATTTTGACCGTTCCGCCAGTATAATTATTCCCGTTTTGCAGCAAAGCGCGGGGGGTCAATGTTGGCGCTACCGAAGGCGCGGTGTAAGCGGTGATATACATCTTCAACCCACACCGCTGGGCCTCATTTCCGCTGGCAATGACATTGCGGTCGGAGTTGGAATCATACTCCTTGACGATTTCCATTTGCGAAATGTTTTCGACAACAACCGTTCCGCTGGTATCGCCAGAATTGGCAACGGTCACTTGGTAGGAATTCGCAGTAAATCCCGTCGATAAAATTGTGTAGGGAACTGCATTGTAGAAAGGCGCTGGGCCGGTGACAAAATGCACAAGATCGCCGACGCTGTAGCCGTGGCTCGGGTGAGTGACGGTGCAAGTCGTCCCGCTGCGAGCGACTGCAACGCTAATAAACCCTTTTTTCCAAGTCTCGTAAGGAGTTCGCAAAATTCGGATAGTGGCATTCCATGTTCCAAAAGTTGTGAAGTCCCACGCCCCCTGCGTGTCCATCGAGACGCTCGCCCAAGTCCCTCCAAAGTTTAGTTCGATGAAAGTCGCCAACCGTTTCCATTTCAAATCCCACTTTGTTCCAACATGGCCGGATTGAAAAATTGGATCAGAAGCAGTAAGGGTGACATTCCCCAATTCTCCATTTGTCGAAATGGTAGTTTCCGCATCGTTTTGATCAAGCTGCGGGGAGATAGCCCAATCGACGACCGCAAATGTCCAGTTATTATCGGCGAGGCGGGAGAGTTTGTAGACCGGGTAATTCGCATGAGCGAAATACATGATGTCGTTGATCTGGACATATTGGATTTCGCGGAGGTCTGCGGCGGCGTAGGGGGTCGTGATTTCTAGCGGGGCAAGTCCGCCAGAATTGGTTTGTAGCAATCCATCCGGTCGCCAAAACCTCATGTAGCCCACGCCCAACTCGATCAGGAACCGGGTCGTGGTGCTGAAGTTGAATCCGATGAGCCTGGTTGGGTTTGCGGAGTTTTTGACATTTCCGAGGTATTGGGTGCCGGGGCGGCGGATGACGCCGCCGTAGGGGAGGATTTGGAAGTTCTCCAGCGTCCGGCAGGCCGAGCGGTATTTCTCCAGCGAGGTGCGGGCGTCGATGAGCGGGGAAACCTCACCGGCGTTGAAGCTGGGATAGAAATCGAACTTTGGCATTTTAACCGAGCTTACGCTCGACGCGCTCCATGATGGAGATGGCGCGGGTGGTGGTTTGTTGGTTGGCCGAAATGATCTCCAACATCTCGCGGTGGGCGGTCTTGAGGTGTTGGACGAATTCGGAATTTTGCTCTTCCATCCTTGTTTCGACCCGCTCTAGACGACGGGTGAACCATCGGAAAAGGACGGAGACGAAAATCAAGCCGATGGCAACCAGCGCGATGATGTGCCAAGTGGCGTCCTGTTGCGCGGCGTGGTTGACAAGGTCGAGAGCGGAGTCTGGTGTCATTAGCTATTCGCTTGGGCTAGGAGATTTCCGACGATTTCGGTGGTCGAAACCTGTGCCAATCGCGTCGTGTTCAAAGCCGAGACTTTGGCCAGCTCGGGCGAAAGCTCCGATCTCACTTGTGAGGCGATGGCGCTCGCGGAGGGGACGGTTGGCGCGTTGGTCAATGTGGTCACCGTTGCCAGCGTGCCGGATGGCGCGAGGCGGCTGGAGACGGTTGTGTCCAGATTGTCCAGAGCGCCTGCGCGGGCGCTTGTGAGTCCCTGTGCAGTGAGCGCAGACTGGACATTGGCGAGGGTCAGGACTGCCGTGCCGGTGGTGGCATCGACGGGGACGCCGAAGGCCACCGAATTAGCAGGCGGAACTGCGAGAGCGCCCGTGGCCGAGCCATACACGACTCCTGCGCGGACATCGCCAACGGCTGGAGCGAGGCCCGTGTTGTCGGCGGTGAACATATCCACATAGGTGCCAGTGCCGTTCAGCGCATACCGTGTCTTTGCGGCAATCGGAGTCGTGTTCAAAATCATTTTGATTGCGACCACGGCCATTGTCCCGTCAGCCGCGCAGATGAACGAGCCAGAGGCTTTTACAAGGCTCGCCGTGTTTGTGGAGCGGATGGCATTGCCGCCACCGTTTGAAGCGGTCATTGTTCCGACGACGGTGACCGTGCCGACGCCGCCGTTTACTATACCTGACAACCCGTTGGATGTTGCATATCCATTGACAATAAGGTTGCCACCAGCATCTTGGAAGGCCCCTACTAAAATGGCACTGCTTGTAATGCCTCCGTTTATAATTAAATTACCGCCAGATTGGTTTCTAAAAATACCACCCGCCGTCGAGCCAATCGCTTCTGCGTAGCCTGTAAAAGTCAGTGTGCCAGAACCAGTGTTAATCAGAGTATATGCGTTCGCAGCATTACTTGTAACATTACCAACAAAAGCGGCTGAGTTGATGCCGCTTAGAGTGATAAAGTTTCCCAAAACGGTCGTAAGCGCTCCAGTTGTAGCGGTAAGTGTTTGCCCGTTTGAAAGAATCAAACCACCGCCGCTTGAGGCTGTGGTTGTCGCTCCATCTTTCCAAGCCCGGCTGGTTGCGGAGGCGTTAGTGACAGACACGACCGTGGGAGAATTATCCACCGTAACCGTGAATCCGTTTGTGAAGACATCGTCGCTGGAATTCGGAGCATAAAGCACACCTCCAGTTGCCCAAGGTGATGTTGTGGTGTTGGTGTCTGACCAGTTGCCAGCACGGAATGCGCGAACATTTGCCATGGCTTAGAGTCCTTTCGCGGAGATGTAGGCTTGGAGTGCGGCTTGGATCGCGCCAACCGCTTGCTGGGTTGCGGCGTCTGATCCAGCGAGTGAGCCGAGCGAGATGCCGATTGCGGCCTCGTCTGCGGTGATGACCTCGCCATTCTGAATTGCGGTTGGAACCAGACGCATCGCTACATTTGCGTCACTGGAACCATCGCCCAGATACCGGCCCGTGATGGCCAAGTTGAGCGAGAATTTGTCGTATTGGATTTCGTTGATGGTGATTGGTGCGGATGCGTTCATGGTTTTGGATTTTGGGTTTAGGTGTAGGAAAGGGAGGCGCGGTTGGACCATGCGCCGGTGGCTGTGGCGGTCGCGGTGACGACTCCATCGGCGTCGGTGGTGGTGCGGTGGATCGTCCAGCCGGTGGCGCTTTCGGCGGTGCCTGCAACGGCGGTGCCGTAGTAGTGGTATGGCGAGGCCCATGCGGCGCGGGCGATGGTTGATCCGCCCTCGGTTAGAGGGACGGCCTGCCATGCTGATCCGTCATAGACGAGGATGTCGCCGGTTTCCGCCCCCGCGCCAGAGAGGCGGGAGGGAGGAACCAGAACGGGGATGACCGCCCAACGCGCTCCCGTCCATTTCCAACTCCGGGTGCCGGAGGTGAAAATGTCGTTGACCGACGGGGACGATGGAAACGCGAGGGCGGCCATGGGTTAGGGATGTTATTGCTTGTCGAGTTCGACCCAAGCTCCGTTGTAGGAGAGGTATTCGGTCATGTCGTTGGAATCGACCCAGCGGAGACCCTCGGTGTGCGAAGGCGCGGTGGCCGACACGACATCTTTGATCTGCTTGGCGTCGAGGGCGGATTGGGTGGCGGTGCTGACGGGTTTGTTCGCATCGCTGGTGTTGTCGCAATTACCAAGGCCAACCTGCGCTTTGGTGACGCTGTGCGGGTTGTTGGTCGCGGCGGTGTGGCTGCTGAGGGAACCCTCGGCAGTAGTCACTCTGCCAGCAAGAGTTGTCGCGGCGGACTCGATGGCATTGATGTCGCTCTCGGCTGTGTCGAGGCGCGAATCCAAGGCCGAGTCGGCTGCTTCACGCGCCGAAGTCTCTGCCGCCAAACCGCTTGATGCGGAGGTAGCGAGGCTGGTAATCGCTCCGTTGAGCGAGGAGTCTGCGGCTTGGAAGGCGGTGACGACTTCTGTCAACGAATCGAGCGAGCCAGCGGTGGTGTTGGCAAGGACATTGTCGATGCGAGTTCCGAGGGCGGCTTCGGCTGCGGTGGCGCGGGTGATTTCCGAGGAAAGACCGCCTTCTGCCGTGGTCACACGACCGGCCAATGTGCTGGCGGCCGACTCGATCGCGGTGATGTCCGATTCAATGGCGGTGGCGCGACTTTCCAAGCCGGTGACGGCTGGGGCCGAGGCCACGCGAGCGTTGGTGTAGTAGAGGTTGGAACTGCCCTCGACGACCGCATCGGTTGTGCGTGGGACGAGTTTCCATGCTGTGCCGTTGTATTGCCAACTGCGGCTTCCTACGGTGTGGACTTGGTTGTTAGTCGGTGAACTAGGGAATGAGATAGCTGCCATGATATTAGGTGGTGTTTAGTGGTTGTTGGGTTTTTCGACCCACGCGCCTGCGAACCATTCGTAGGTGATTAGGTCAAAAGGGGTCGTCCACCGCTGGCCTTGGTAGGGGTGTGCGGGTGGCGTGTCGGAATAAGTGACGGGGAGATCGGCGGCGGGGGTGTAGGCGGTGCCATTCCAGCGGTAGGGCAGGCCAGAATCTTGCGCGATGTAGAGGCGCTTGTCTTTGCCGACGCCGGGAAAATTTTCGGCAGAGCTGTATTCGACAACGCCGAGCGAGTCCTCCGGCAGCACGATGGTGAACTGCGAGAGATCGAGCTGCTGCGTGATATTTGTCTCGGTGATCGTTGTCATCAGGCGTAAGTGGCGGTCTCCCGGTTGGCCCACGCGACATTGCTTGCGGTGGCGGTGGATGTGACGCTGCCGTCGGATGAAAGGGCCGAGCGAGTGATCGACCATTTCGCCACGGCGGCGGGCGAGCCGGTCGCCGGGATGTCGGTATTCAAAAGCAGGCCGTAGTAAGAAAAGGTGCTAGCGGTATTGAGGGCAAAGGCGTGGATGTAGGCGTCCGGGTTCCGCTGGGTGGTGGGCGAGTAAAGGCCGAGCGCGACCACGACGATTTTGGCGTTGTTGGGGATCGCCGTGGCGAAGGTGATGGT